GATTTAAAACAAAAAGAAATATTAAAAGGCGCTGTACCTCCTAAAGGTAGAAAACCAAATGCTGAAGGTGGCAGAGTTAAAATGGCCAAAGGCGGACTACCTAACATATTAGGATTCTAATGAAGATCCATGAATACAATCAGATGATGGCGTATCTTACGCGTCCGGCTATGAACATAGGAGGAAGAGTTGGGTATAAACCTGGCGGTATTGTAGAACCGGGTGTCACGCATTATGCGAAGGAAGATTTTATTAGAAATCCTGCTGGTATAAATCAACATACTGCGAAAATGAAATCGTTAGACGAGATAAAAGCTACGATTGATAAATTTCCTGAATGGACAAAAACAGATTTTTTAGGAGATGGAACTTTTAATAAACAAGGTATTGTTTTAAGTAGAACGGAATTAGAGCGTGCTGAAGAAGCTGGTATTGAGCCTCATGTAAAAGGTAAAAGAACTCTTAAAGGAACCGGAGCTAGAAATTTAAAGAGAAGAATTATAACAAAAGCTAGATCAAGTGAATCTATGGAAGTTGCTTTAGCTGCTTTAAAAAAATCAGGATTAAATTTTTCTCATTTAGCTTTAGATGAATTAACAAGTTTACAAAATACGGGTTATTTACCAAAAGACATTAACATTAAAGGTTATCATAAATTTGAGAAAAAGGTTGTGGATATAGCAAAACAAATTAAAGAAACACAAAATAATAAAAAATTCTCTATTCCTGAGAGACGTAATAAAATCGCGAAACTTCAAAAAGAAGACAGAGCTCTTAGAAAACAGTTTCCAGAATATGCAAAGACTAAAGCAAGATTAGTAACTAAGGCAACTTCCCTTGATCCAAGCGGAATTATGATTAAGGAAAAATTATTAGATCCAAAAATTGCAATATCTCAAGAACCAGGAACTCAATTAAAAGGCTTAACACCTAAATCTGAGAAAGGGCAAGAAATAATTAAAATGAGTAAGAAGTCTTTAGCTAAAGTTATAGAAATAGCTAAAACAGCAAAAGGACCTGCAAAAGTTAAAGCAGTGGCATCGATGATTGCTATTTTAGGCAGTGGTAAGTTAGCAGATGAAGTTTTAAAAAAACAGGGAATTAGTTTAACGCAAGATGAAAATGAAAAAGTACTTGAAGCAAGTATATTACCAACTGAACTTATTCAAGAACATCCTGTAACAAGTACACTTGGAGCTGCGGCAACACTTCGAGCATCTAAAAGTGTTAAAGGTGATCCTTTAAAAAAGGTTAGACGTCTTCATAAACTTGTTAGTACGCCGTTAAAGAAACTCATTAGAACTGCAGGAACTCCATTGGCTGGAGCAGGATTTGCAGGTTGGCAAATTCATGATAATTTAAAATCCGGTGAAAGTGTAGCAGATGCTGTGGTTGACCCACTCGTAGGTGCAGAATTAGCCTTTCCAAGTTTGTTTAAAGAAAATCTTTCAAAAATTATTCCAGATAAATATAAAGGTAAATTAGCTAAAGCTGGAAGAAACGTTTTAGGATTAGGAAAAGTTATTCCAAGATTTATGGGCCCAGTAGGAATTGGTATTGGAGCAACGGGATCGGTTTATGATGCTTATAAAGATTATGAAAGACGTAAAGAATTTATAACGCCTGAAACAATTACAAAAGCACAACAAGAACAGTTCGATGCAAACCAACCGATGTTTAACGAAGGCGGCCGTGTAGGTTTAAATAATTATCTAGACGATCTATTAGGAGAAGGTAATGATTAAAGGCAAAAAGAGTGGCCCGCCACCTAAATCAGGACCCAATCCACAAGGGTTGAATATTAACTATAATACTGTTAAGACAGTAAAACTGGAGAAAATAAATGGCAACAGACAAAGTATTACCCAACGAGATAAGAAAAGAAATAAACATTCCTAGTGAGGAAGATCTACAAGTAGAATTAGAACAAGAACAGCCAACAAAAGGCCCTGTTGAAGTTCAAGAAAATGAAGACGGAAGTGTTGATGTAGATTTTGATCCATCAGCAGTAAACACTGATGGTGGTGAAGGTCATTTTTCTAATTTAGCAGAATTATTACCAGATAATGTATTAGATCCATTAGGAAGTAAAATGTATGAAAATTACATGGATTATAAAAATTCAAGAAAAGATTGGGAAAAAACTTATACGTCAGGATTAGAACTGTTAGGTTTTAATTATGATGATAGAACAGAACCATTTAAAGGAGCAAGTGGTGCAACACACCCTGTGTTAGCTGAAGCTGTAACTCAGTTTCAAGCATTAGCTTATAAAGAATTATTACCAGCATCAGGTCCAGTTAGAACACAAATTATTGGAATGCCTACACCTGACAAAGAAGCTCAATCACAAAGAGTAAAACAATTTATGAATTATCAAATAATGTCAGAAATGCCAGAGTATGAAGCGGAGTTTGATCAAATGTTATTTTATTTACCACTTGCAGGTTCATCATTTAAAAAAGTTTACTATGATGAAATTATGCAAAGAGCAGTATCAAAATTTGTACCGGCAGATGATATTGTTGTACCTTACACTGCAACATCATTAGATGATTGTGAATCTGTAATACACAGAGTGCGTATGTCAGAAAATGAATTACGAAAACAACAAGTCGGTGGATTCTATCGAGATATAGAAATTAATCCGTCATACATGGATGAAACATCTTCTGAAAAAGCTGAAAGAGAATTAGATGGAACATCTAAAGGTAGAGATGAAAGAATGTATACACTTTTAGAATGTCACGTTAACATAGATCTTGAAGGTTTTGAAGATATTGGTGTAGATGAATCACCAACAGGAATTAAACTTCCATACATTGTAACTGTTGAAGAAGGTACAAGAAAAGTATTATCTATTAGAAGAAATTACGAAATAAATGATCCAATGAAAAATAAAATTAATTATTTTGTTCATTTTAAATTTTTACCAGGACTAGGTTTTTATGGTTTTGGTTTAACTCATATGATTGGTGGATTATCAAGAACAGCAACCGCTGCATTAAGACAACTGTTAGATGCAGGAACCTTATCAAACTTACCAGCAGGATTTAAAATGCGTGGAATTAAAATGAGAGACGAAGCGCAATCAATACAACCCGGAGAATTTAGAGATGTCGATGCACCAGGCGGAAACTTAAAAGATGCATTTATGACTTTACCTTTTAAAGAACCTTCACAGACTTTATTACAACTTATGGGTGTCGTGGTATCTGCAGGACAAAGATTCGCTTCAATAGCGGACCTGCAAGTAGGAGACGGGAACCAACAAGCAGCAGTGGGCACGACAGTGGCTATGTTGGAAAGAGGATCTAGAGTTATGTCAGCCATACACAAAAGAATGTATGCTGCTATGAAAAAAGAATTTACGATTCTTGCTAGACTTTTAAAAACATATTTACCACCAGTTTACCCTTACGATGTTATCGGTGGACAAAACCAAATTAAACAAATGGACTTTGATGACAGAATAGATATTTTACCTGTTGCAGATCCTAATATTTTTTCTCAAACACAAAGAATATCTTTAGCTCAAACTGAAATGCAGTTAGCAGCGTCTAATCCACAAATTCATAATCAATATGAAGTGTATAGAAATATGTATGAAGCATTAGGTGTAAAAGATATTGATTTAATTTTAAAAAAACCAGCACAACCAGCACCAAAAGATCCAGCATTAGAACATATTGATGCTTTAGGTGCAAAACCTTTTCAAGCATTTCCTGGACAAGACCATAGAGCACATATGACAGCACATTTAAATTTTTTAGCAACTAATTTAGCTAAAAATGCACCAATGGTTGCAGCTGCAGTACAAAAAAACTGTTTAGAACACATATCACTAATGGCACAAGAGCAAATTGAATTAGAATTTAGAGAAGAATTAATGGAATTAGCAAAAATGCAACAAATGATGCAACAAAATCCACAAATTCAACAACAAATGATACCATTACAACAAAAAATTGAATCAAGAAAAGCAATTTTAATTGCTGACATGATGGAAGACTACATGAAGGAAGAAAAAGCTATTACTTCACAGTTTGATAACGATCCAATTGCTAAATTAAGAGCAAGAGAGTTAGATATTAGAGCACAAGACAATGAACAAAAAAGAAAAGAAGCAGAAGAGCGATTAAATCTTGAAAAGATGAAAGCTATGATGAATCAAAGTTTACAATCAGAAAAAATGGACCAAAACGAAGAATTAGCAGAACTTAGAGCTGAAACTTCTATTGAAAAACAAGAAATGGCTAATGAAGCAAGAGAAGAATTAGCTAGAATAAAACCAAGGAGGAACTAATGTGGTTAGGAGCAATTAAGCTAGCGTTAAACGCTGGAACACACATTTATAAGAAAAAACAAGAAACAAAAATGAAAATGGCGGATGCACAACACATGCACGCTTCTCGTATGGCTTCTGGAGA